CATCGATAGCACCAGCCTCAGTAAAGAGACCAGAACCATTGATGAAGGAGCCAGTAGTCTGGGCAATAGCATCGTGTCCACCAAAAGCATGGATAGCGTTGGGAAGAGCATCGACGGCATCAGTATAGTTAAAGGGCTGAGCACCAAGGAGCCTGTAAAGAAGCTGGTTGCAGTCGAGAGAAGAACAGTAGTCAACGTTCTGATCGGGCTGGACAATCCAAATGAGCTCCTTAACCGGGTGGTTAAAGTTGAGCTTGATCTTGTTGGAAGAAGAACCGACAGACTCATCACCAGTGAACTGAAGCTGCTCAATAAGGTACTCGTGAGGGTTCTGGGCCATGCGTCTGCGCTCATCAGTGTCCAAGAAGACGTAGTCGACATAGAGAGAGGCAGCGACCAGAGACTGGTTGTAGGCAGTGTTGACACGGCCACCAGCGGGAGAGTTGGAAGTGTTGCTGCCGCAGCTGAGAGAGCCGACAGCCCACAAGCACTCATCAATGGGACGAATATCGAGGTTAATCTTGACTTCGTGATACTGAAGAGCGATGAGGGGCAGGGCAAGACCGGGGTTACGGCAGTACCAGAACTGAAAGGGCACATAGAGGGTAGTCTCGGGGAGAGCATTGCGGGGAGCGCAAACCTGACGAGGGGCATTGGCCTGGCAGGGACCGTCGATGGCGTTGAACGAGGGATCGGTAATGAAGGTCAACTCGGTGGTGTTTCCAACCATAGCATAGTAACCAGGCTGCTGGTCAATGGGAAGAGTAAGATTGTTCCAGATGTGCATCCAGTCACCATACTGGCGATCAATGCGCTGACCACCGATCTCAACCTCAACCTGAGAAATCAGCTGCTCACCGGGGAAATCGAGCCAACGAGCATAAACACCGTCCTGGGTAGTTCCCTTCATGGACTGGTTAATCTCGGGGAGAGTAACCTGAAGGTAAGTGCGGTAAGCCAAATCACCATTACGAGAAATGGTGCAGGTTACACGACGACCAAAGTCGGCTTGACCGTTAAAAGTCTGCTCAATAGACTCCATTGCGAAGTTGGTGTGACGTTTGTAAGACACCTTCCAAAAGGTAATCTGAGGGTTGCCCGTAAGATAGACATCCTGGGCGCCGTAAGCTACAAGTTGCATAAGACCTCCTGCCATTTTTGTTTATTATAATATTGCTAAAGAAAAAAATTTTATAAAAAATCTTAATTAACTTTTTATAAATTAATAATTAATAATTAATATAGTCAAACAGTTGACATTTTTCCTAAATTCAACACATCACCAAATCACGAAACCATGAAACCATGAAACCATGAAACCATGAAACCATGAAACCGTGAAATCGCTAAATAATGTTATTCATATTTGACTTCAAAAAATTTACTAAATATTCATCTGAGTATATCTCCGTTTGTTTTTCATGCTTTTTCCTAAAAACATAGTTATCATTCTTTTTTCGTATACTCCAACCATTTTCTAAAGTATTCATCAAAAATATCATCAAGTAAATATCATTTTTTTGTTCACTGTTTATATCCAGTTTACCCTTGTCTATTAGCTGTTTTAATGTATGAATTCCCTCCTTTAATGGTATTATATCTTCCTTCTTTTTAATTATTTCTAAATTACTAGGAGTACTACTTTGCCTCTGCACTTGCCCATTGTTACTACCATTGCTACCATTACTACTATTGCTACTGTTGTATATTTTATGAATAATCCGTTTATTTAAATAGTCTTCTGTTATAATCTCAGTCGTAGAATCTTCTAAATTTTTTAAATAAAATATAGTTTTCCTTTTCTTTATAGCCCAGTTTTTTTCTAAAGAGTTAATAATAAATTTCATTTTGTAATATGTTTCTCTCTTAATATTCACAATATCCAATGACTCTATATTTATACTTGTCTTTAAAACATTCGAACTAGATTTAGTATTACACGATTTATCATGTACATTTTCTTCTATATCGCATGTTTTACCACTTTTAGTACATACGTCTAAATTATTTGATAACATTATTTTATTTTTATAGAGAAAACATTAATGCATTCCTAACATTATTCCTATTTACATATTTCGTAATTTACAATTTACAATTTACACACTACAAAAATTCCTAAACATTATAATTTTATAGTTTTATATTTTTATTTTATATATAATTTAACCTGCTACTTGGTGCTCTTTTGTTAGGATTGCCTTGTGATGCAAAGAAAATGTTTTGTTTTCACTAGAAAAATAACTCGGGAAAAGAATACTCCAGTCTAACCCTTCATCAAATAAGCTTAACTTTGTATAAATATATCCAATAAATGCACTACAAAAAAATCTAGAAGTTCTCTGAGGATGATGGTCCTTTTTACAATAAGCTTCTATCCAATCCGTAACTATCATATCATACGGTTTATCATATACAACTTTGTGTATTTCTTTTAATTTTTCAAAGTTAAATATTTTGTTATATTCTTCTGTACTTTCAAACTCTATTCTGCGAACATATATTTTTCCACCATATGTTTTAATAAAATGGTCATAGGGGACAAACTGAACACCAAATTTCTTTGTATTATCTTCCGGATCTGGAACATCAGAAATACCCGACATCCAAACATATGTACCCTTTAATGAAACATCCGTGAATTCTGGGTCTACTACAATCATACCAACATGAGAAAAATCACTCTTTGTCGCAAATTTTATAACCCAACTAAGTAACCCCCACGATTTATATTCAAGATCATCGCATAAAAGAAGGTCACCGGTCTTTAATTTACAGCTCATTTCGGCCATTTTATTTTATATTATAAATAATATAAATAATATAAACATTACAGTAAACTTTATTTGGAGTTAATTATTATTTGAAACAAATAATATGTTATTACTAACATCAATACAAAACTTAAAATATTTACTACAAACTGTGATAAATTTGTTACTATATTCTGTGATGTGTTTAATGATGAAATATTTACATAGTTACTTAGGTTAGTAAGTAACATTAACTTTACTATTAAAGGATGAATAATATTAGTTATTACACTTAAAATTAAATCTTTAAATGCAGTTGCAATAGCTACAGCTGCTGCAAATGTCAGTACTGTTTCCGTTCTCGTATCTAAAAACTTTCTTATCAAACGTATTAATGAATGGTTGTTACCATTCGTGTGTGTGTTGTTATTATAACTAACACCGTTATTATCATTGGTATTATTTTGTACTTTTGTATTTTGTACTTTCATATTTTGATTATTTTGTTGACCAGTGTACATTTATGCAAATGCGTATATAAATATGTATATAAATATTTATATAATTAAAAAATACTAAAATAGATATAATTATTAATTATTATATATTAAAAAAGTTATACTTATAACAATATAATAGATATATATAGATGCCGTCTTTTAAACATAAAACAAATAAAAAAATTTTCGTAGACAAAAAAAGAATAATGACGCTAGATGGTGTTCATCGCGAATTACAGTCAGAGTTCAACTTAATTAAAATTGATGTTTTACCTACGTTAGTTCGCAAAAAAAATGAAATAGTGACAAAATTAAATAATCCTGAGACTATAGCAGATGTTAATGAAAAAATAGAGTTACAAGATTCTTTATATGATATAAAAGAAGAAATTTATAAAAATAAGAAAAAAATTAAAGATTATTACCTAAACAATAGCAGATTTATTTTCGACTACTTTGAAAATAAAAAAGAAATTACAAATGGGACAAACAAAACCACTATCCTTAATTCCTTCTTTAAAGTAAATGACAAAACATTTGATGAAAATGCTTTAACACGTGCAAATGATAACAATGTTCAAAAGTTTTTTACAAATCTTGACCAGACTTTTATTAACATAAATGACTACATTTACGCCACCGATATATGTCAATCATGTAATAAAGGAGAAATGATTCCTGTTGAACATGAAGGTATTATGGTATGTAACGTATGTGCAAAACAAGTTACCTACCTTATTGAAAATGAGAAGCCATCTTATAAAGAACCGCCCAAAGAAGCATGCTTTTATGCTTACAAAAGAATTAACCATTTTAAAGAAATCCTCGCTCAGTTTCAAGCAAAAGAAACTACGCAAATTCCTGAAGAAGTTCTCGAAAATATCAAGCAACAGCTTAATAAAGAACGCATACCTCTTTCAAAATTTACAAATTCAAAAGCAAAAGAAGTTCTCAAAAAATTAGGGTATAATAAATATTATGAACATATCCCTTTTATTAAGGATAAACTCGGTATTAAACCGCCGATTATGACGCCAGAATTAGAAGAGACTTTGTGTAATCTTTTTATGGAGATACAAGGACCTTATGCTAAATTTTGCCCGGATGACCGTGTGAATTTTTTGAATTATTATTATACGGTTTATAAATTGTGTGAGCTTCTTGAGAAGAGCGAATTTCTTTCTTATTTTCCGATGTTGAAAGATAAGGAAAAACGAATTGAACAAGATGATATTTGGAAGAAAATTTGCGAAGAATTAAATTGGGTTTTTATTCCGACGCAATAATATTAACAAACGAATTTTTTACTTTACGCTATG